ATTCAGATATGGTGACTAATTTCAATTCTTTAAATATAAATTTGGAAAAATTATTAGAGCAACAAAAATCTCTTGTTGAATCGGTAAGCAATTTAACAAAATCATTAGACGATGGTTTAGGACAGAAATTAGCTGCAAGGATAAATGTGCCTATTGATTCTAAAATCAGAGAACATACAGAGTGCATGATAACTCGTATGGGAATAACTAATGAAGAAAATTTGAAAGAAGTGATTGGGAGATCTGTAGAAAAAAATACTAATACTATGTTTTTCAAAATTATTGGTATTCTTACTCTGTTTAGTGCAATTATTTCTACAATATTTTTATTAATTAATAATCATTATCTGAACAAAGTGATAGAAATGAATATTTTGAAGTGAGAAGATAATGAGCAGAGATATAAAAGTTGCTGAAAGTGCCAGGTCGGCATATATTGGAGGGTTATTAAAGGCATTTGGATCAAATAAATCTACTAAATATGAGGAAGAAGTTTCAAGAAACAAATATGATTCAATATGGAAAATAAAACCCCCAACAATAAAGGAATTTTTTTCTAAGTGGTTTCCCGAACCATTGTTTCCACTGCAATTAGAAATTGCAGAAAAAGCATGTGGAATAAATCCTCTTGTTTGGAATACAGATTATGATGAAATTCATTGCTACTGGGGAAAGGGGGCTGGAAAAGATAGAACCATTGCAAAAATGTTGGTTTATATTGTTGTAAAACTGCTTTGCATGGATGATCCACAAAAAGGATTATCAAAATATCTTGGAGAAGGGGCTATTGGGCTTGATTCTCCTATTGATATAATAAATGTATCAAAGGATAGAGATCAGGCAAGAGACGTTTTCTTCAAGAATTTTAAAAGTATATTGAAAAGAACAATAAATCCTACTACAGGAAAAAATTTCTTTTTAGAACAAGGAGTAGATATTAGAGAGGGGAAAGATTTACAAACACAATATGTCGTATTCCCATCTGGAATAACTTGTCATAGTTTAAATAGTAAGCAATATACAGGAGAAGGATTAAATCTTTTTTGGGCTGTAGCAGATGAGATTGGAGCATCTCCGGCAGCAACAGTTCGTAGTCAATTGATTTCTATTAGAGAGACATTAGATTCAAGATTTCCTAAAATAGGGAAATTGGTTTTGATGTCATATAAATATGGTGCTAATTGTCCTATGACAATAGAATACAAAAAAGGATTGAATGATCCCAGAGTTTTTTCTTCTAATGCAGCTACATGGGAAGTCAATCCCAGGAAACCTAAACAAAATTTTTTAAGACATTATCAAAGAAATCCTGAAAAAGCCCAGTGGACATATGAGTGTAAGGATACAGGGGATGTTGGGGGTGGATTCATAAAACAGAAATTTGTTATTCCTTGGTGCTTTAGGAAAGAAATGGGAGAAAATCCATTTGTTAATAATATAGTAAGAACTGATAATATAGTTAATTTGCAGTTTAAAGATTGGTTTTGGAAGAAAATGGAGGGGAAATATTGTGCTATACATGTAGATTTGGCAAAAGGTAAAATAGCTACAGGAGGAGATTGTGTAGGTATTGCCATGGTACATCCAGAAATGATGGTGCCAAATCCTCATCCGCAATCTATAGAAAAATTGAAAGAATTGGGATTTATTATAGATGGTAATGCAAATAAAGATGAGAGAAAAGGAGTAGTTTTAGATTTTGCTTTACAAATATTTGCTCCATCAGGATATGAGGTACAATTTTCTGAAATTGCCAATTTAATATTATATGTAAGAAAACAAGGCGTTAATATTTATAAAGTCACATTTGATGGCTGGAACAGTTTGGGTGAAATACAGAGATTAATTCAGTCAGGTATTTTGTCAGAAGAATTGTCTGTTGATAAGACAACTGCTCCTTACGATTCTATTAAAAATCTTTTTTATGCTGGTTTGTTTAGAGGGTATGAACATTCTGTTGCTATAAGGGAGTTCAAGGAATTAATAAAAGTAGAACAAGGCAAAGTTGATCATCCAGAATCCTCATGGGAAAGATTGGAAACAGAAGGTACAGAAGAGGGATCAAAAGATGTTGCTGATTCTATAACTGCTTCATCATTTATTGCTATTAAGGAAATTCCTTTAACTTCTGGTATTTGCTTTTAGAAGAGTTATATGCTATTATTTGTAGCTGGAAGAACTGTAGCTATAAAGTTGAGAGAATAGTTATTGGCGAAATCACATCAGAGCTAAAAATAAAAAATTATAAGAGAATCTATTCAATGTGTATATCTGAAGGGAAAATAATGAGAGAAATAATCACAGCACACGAATTTTTGACTAAAATTCCAGAATCTGATACTGTATTAACAGTTTCTGATATACTTGAAGATGAACACCCTATAGATTGTGAATGTATTAAGTGTTCAGAAAGGATTTTTGGTTTTCCTGCTGAGGATGTTATTTTTAGAAGTAAAAAGGAAATTGCTGATTCAAAGAAAAGCGATAAACTGAAGAAAATTCTTTCGGATAGCATCAAGGCAGATGAGGAAGCTGTTGAATCTTTAATGATTAAAAAATCTAAATTTGATTTGTTTGGTAAACTTACAAAACTTGTTCCGGAAAATGTTTTATCTGTGATTACTGCATCTGGAATAGGATTATTAACATTATCGTTGATAATTAGAACATTATTAGGATCATTTTCTGAAGTAATTTCTCATGGGATTGCAATTATTGTTTTATCTTATGTCAACTCTAAAATAATGCCAAATTAGTGAGGAAAAAAATGTCTGGAACTGGAATAAGTTTTATAAAATCTTTGAAAGTTGATGTATCAACTTCATCTGCGGATAAAAAGAGTAGTATTACGGATGATAAAGAATTTGTTTGGAGTGGAGGAAAAGCTTTTGCCCCCACTAAAGTATCGGAATCTGCTCTTGATTTTCCTACAATGGAGAATATGTATAGACTCAATTCTTGGGTTAGAGCTTGTGTAGATAAAATTGCTAAACGGGCAGTAGCAGTTAAGCCTTTGGTGAAGCCTATTCTGAAGAATCCAAAAGATAAGCCTACAGATGAGCAAAAACTTCGGATAGAGACTATTGAGAATTTGTTGGCAGTTCCTAATAAATCTCAAGAATCATTGGCCTCTATTTTAACAGGAATTTATACAGATATTCTTGTTTGGGATGCGGGCTCTATGGAGTTGGTGAATGGAGCTAATGGAGTAGAGGAATTATATGCAGTTAGTGGAGATAGTATCAGAAAAAATGTTGATAAGAAAGGGATATACAAATCTTTCAATGATGCATTTTGGCAGGTAGATATGGGAGGGAAAACTGTAGCTCATTTTGCTATAGATGAAATGTGCTATTTTATGCAATATCCCCGTCCACGTAGAGTATATGGATTATCTCCGCTGGAATCTTTGCGCCAGACTGTGACGGCTGAACTTTATGCCAGCGATTTTAATATAAAACGCTTCATCAATGATGCTACTCCAAGATTTGCTATGTTGTTTGAAAATCTTGGAGCAGGCCAAGGTGGTCCAGCATTGGAAAGATTTAAAGAATGGTGGAATAAAGAACTGAGAGGAGAGCCACATAAGCCAATTATGGTTGGCTCTGAGCATGGATCTATTAAATTTGAAAAGATTGGAATGACCAATGAAGATATGCAATTTTCAGATTATTCTCGATGGTTATTATCTAAAATAATGGCTGTGTATCATATGCAACCATTTGTTCTTGGTGTAATAGAGGTTAATCAAGGCAGATTGAACTCTTCACAGCAAGAAGAGCAATTTAAGAAAGATGCTTTGATTCCTTTATTATTTTCTTTTTCTAATCAATTCAATACTCTTGCTATATGGTCAAATAAGAATTTTGGATATAATGATATTTATTTGAGTTGGGAGGGAATTGATGCAATAGATAGAAAAATGGAAGCCCAAATACATGAAATCTATCTACGTCAGGGAGTATTTACTATCAATATGGTTTTACAACAATTAGGCATGGAGCCTGTAGAGTGGGGAAATGTTCCTTATTTGCTGAATCAAATGCAACCAATTTCTAATCTTCCTAATAGTAATATTCCTATTCCAGTTAATAGTAATGAGTTGTTGGATGAGAATGGAAAATTAGATGTTAAAAAATGGATGTCATTTGGATTGATGACTGGCGGGATTATTCCTACGGGATTAGAGAGGGTTGAACCTTCAATTATAAATGAAGCAATAACAAAGATTTATAATAATAGAAGAAAACAGAGACGCAAATATATTTTATCACGCCTTTAAAGAGAAAAATTATTTTTTTTCTTTGAATAGTCGAAA